GCACCCCCACCGCCACCAGAGTTAGCGATTGCCGCTCTAGAGAGTGTTACTTGAGTAGCACTATCAATAGATACAATTTGAGTTCCTTCTGGATATGCTCTACCAGAACTAATATACATGCCAACAGCAAGATTGCTGCTATCGGTAACATTGATTGTGGTAGATCCTGTGATATAATTTACATTAGTATCAACATAGTCCCAATTACGAATTGCTAGTTTTGCTAGTCTAGTAGTGTAACTAAAGATATCAAGTGATTTGATTTTGTTATTTGTAATATAATCATAGTCAGTGCTTTCAGAGAAGTAATCAACAAAATCGTATGTTTTTACATTACCACCAAACCGTAGATCATGTTCGTATCCTTTTAATAGTTCACGAATATCTTTTTGGTAATCATCTTTTTTAGTTGCCCAATCTAGTGTAGGATGGGTTGCCTGTCCATATCCAATAGACTCTTCAATAATAAAGTCAATGTTTCTTTCAATCTGGTTAGCAGCATCAATCCATCTACCATTTCTTTGATAAATGTTTCTAATCTTTTTGAAATATCTATCGTTATACTGACTATCCTTGAATGCAATATACTTTCCATAGAAAGTAACGCCTGCATATGGAGTAACATCAGTCTGTCCTTCGCCAGTCTGTTTTTGGTTGGGTCCAAGTGGAGGAGCAGAGAATACAATTTGATCTCCACTAACAGTAAATGCAACTCCAGGTTCTTGTAGAACACCATCCAAAGATATAATCAAATTGTTTGCAGTAGCATTGAAGTTTGCAGGGAAGAATGCATTGCCTTGATTATCTAACATTTGGAAACTTGTAGTTCCCTGCAATCTTCCGTCATTATCATAGTAACCATCAAAGGCACCATTCAATGTAATTTCAAATGCACGAAGTTCATTAAATAAGAATTCGGATGTAGCAGCAGATCCCTGTGCCTTTCTGATTCTTTGATTTTCTACTTTCTGAACTACTTGAGTAACTACTCTCTTTGTACTTTCTACAGTAATCTTGTTCTTATTTGGATCCCAAAGTTGAATGACACTAAAGTGAGATGCTTTTGGCATCTCTACTGGCATTTCTGCAGCAGCAGTTGCTTCAATGTCTACTTGACCAAATAGTTTGAATCCAGCAGGGTGAGTAGTGCTCTTGATTAGATCACGCCATTGTTCAATGGGTGTTCTGGATTTTACAACATAAGAATAATCTTGATAGAAGAAACTATCAGTAATCTTCTGGTTAGATACACCCAGTTTACCACGATCGGACTTGTAGTAACCTAGATTATCATAGAAACTAGAGATTACAGAATCAAACTCAGTAATAAAGATAGACTTGACAACACCAGAGACTCCTTGCTGTGCAGTTAGAGCAATGCCTTGTCTTAGAATGTTTTCTGCTTTTTCAATCTTCAGCAGGTTTGATCCAGGTCTCCACTCAGAAACAGTAGCACGGAAAACTACGTTGCCATCTACAATCTGTTCAACTTTCTCACCAATTCTAAAGTTGCCTACAATATTGGTCAGAGATACAACATACTTAGAAGTAAAGTCAGATGATACTGTAGAATCTAGATGGAATGCTCCACCGTTGTTTACAATGCTAACACTCTGAGGAACACCAACAGTTGTACTTTCTGCATAGAGTTCAGTATCACTTTCGATAATCTCAACTTCAGGAGCAAATGTATATCCTCTTCCAGGATTGTCAACAACAACCGAGAAAATTTCTCCTTCTCTTGCTACAATATTAAATGTAGCATCTACTCCATCGCCCTTAGTAATTACAACTCTTGGATTGACATAATTTGATCCTTTATCATCAATACGAATACCTACAATAGTCTGACTGTCTGTATCAAACAAAACAGTTGCTCTTGCTCTAAAGTTAGTATTTGGTTCTACACCAATAATTGTAGGAACTTTCTTGTAGTTTAGACCTAGATTGATTAGAGAAGCAGAATTAATTCTGCCAACTGCAAACTGACCAGTCGTAGTGTATGTGATAGTTCCAGAACCGTCCCATAGTGGTGTGGATGGAACATCATAAACAAATCTATTTGGAGTTACATAAATTACGGTCTTGTCACCTTGAAGAGGATCTGTTATAATATTGAAGTACGCACCACCAGAGGAAACTACATTCTTTCTATCAAAATAGTAGAAGTTTGTAAAATCAGTTCCTCTCTTAGTTTGATAGTCGTTATCAGACAACCTAGAACCAAAACCAAACTTAAGATCTGTGAATGCACCAGGGTTTCCAGGTAAGATAGTCGATTCAATCTTCTCTTGCGTAATGACATTATAGTTTCTACTGGGACTTACATCAAAGTAAGTTCCAGTGAGACTAGAATGAGACGTATCAAACTTATACTTATAGAACTCTTGTAGAGCAATATTTGGATTGGGAATAAAGGTTACGTTGTCGTCTGAAAACTCAAACTTATATTCTAGTTCTGTTGCAGACTGAACAGATACCAATCTTTGTGGATCGCTAGAATCAAAGAAACTAGAACTTAAAACAACTTCGTCAGCATTAGACTTTAGAGTTGCATAGTCATAAGTAATAATAACTTTTTGAGTGTCTGGGTCATAAGACTGAATATAACCAGAAGTTCCTGTGGAGAAGATTTGGAAATTGGTTGCAAAATTGTATCTTGGTTTGTATAGAGAGACAACCTGACCATCAAAGTGATCTACTGCTTTAGTTCCCTCTTGTGCTCTTTCTACTATCAGATCGCCATCAATAATAGATCCAATTCGCATTACTTCTGCACCAACTTGGATCTGATCTCCTACAGCATATCCAATAGCACTTTGTACTACTAGACGTGTAGCAGAAGAAGAAATGCCTGCATGTCCAACATATAGAGTAAATCTAGCGGTAGATACAGATGCACCAGATCTAACAAGAGATTCATCTGCAACAGTAAGATAATCTCCTCTTGCATATCCAGAACCTAGGTTTTGGAATTGAATAGAAGAAACTATACCTGCATCAGATACCGTAAAGGTAGCAGTTGCTCCAGATCCAGATCCACCAGTAAGAGCAACATTAGTGTAAGTGCCAGATGTATAATCAGCACCACCATTAAGAATTTCATATCGACCAATTCCTGTGAATTCAATCTGTGTATTATTCTCAGGTGGGACTAGAATTGCTTCTTGATATAGTCTCTTTCTGAGATAGTATGTTTTTGTCTTGAGAGCATCGTCTGGGTTTACATCAATGTTTACTTTATCACCAACACCCAGACCGTGATTATCAGATGTCTCAATGAGTGCAACACTTTGATTGACTTCAAATGGTTCTAGTCCATCACTAGTAGATGTCAAACGAACAACCTTGGTGCCAGAAGTATTGAATAGATTACTAGATTGAATAAAGTAATCATCGTTGACTACCCAAGTTCCTTCCGTAACTTTAATTTTTACCAAGTTCTGACCACTAGTTCCTTCCAGAACTTCACCTTTAGCAACAGGTGCATTGATGCCATCAGTAAGACTAAGAATAGCACCTTGAGTGTAAGAACTTCTCTGGTCTAATAGAATTGTAAAAGTTTTGATAGTAGCAGAGAAAGTTCCTGTATTATCAAAAGTTCCAACTACATTTCTGAGAACGATCTGGTTATCACTCTTGACAGTTCCTACAATAGATCCAGATGCACCAGATGATGGTTGATTCAGAGTATCATTAGCAAATAGGTATGCACTTTGGATTGTAGTTAGTTTTACTACTTTGTTTTCTTTTGACTCAATATATTCTACATCTCTTCCTTTGACAGAAGAAACCAACGCTTCTACTTCGGATCCTTCAGTTCCTCTGTTTTCAAAATACAGTTTTGAGTTGACAGAGAAGTTGTTTGAAGATCTTACAACATCAATACTGTCAATAGTTCCAGACTTAACTTCTGCAATGTTTGCAATTAGACCAGAACCATTACCTTGCATTCCAGCAGTAAAGAACTTCTTAGAATTCTTAGGAATGTCTTCTTGGTTGATATTTGAATTGTAGTTACTATCCACAGGTAGTGAATAGAACTTATCTCCTAAAATGTATGGATATTGCGGTACTTGATTGCTATCAATAGTAAGGAAATAAGCATAAGTTCCTTTCGGAAATTCTGGGGTAACACAAAATCTTCCATTGTTTTCGTCTAGTGAACCACTCTTATGGGTATAGGTGTAATCATTGACAAAAGATCCCAATGGATACTGGGAAATAGATGGTCCTTCTCTTCTACTACCATTGATAGCATAACTAGAAGTCATTCTAACAATAGAAGAATTAGAATCTAGTGGATTCTCATGACCAAATGGACCGTAGATTGGATTTCCATCATAAGCAAATCCAATAATTGCCGAGTGTGTTTTTGTAGCAGGTTCAGTACCTGCATTATTAATGTTGTCATTGAGAGCAACACGAAGTGCCTTAGGGTTAGCAACGTAACCGTATCCATACTCTAGAACACCATTATAATTTTTGAAAACATATCCGTTTTCAGTATCAAGGAATCTATTCTTGAGTTTTTCATATCTGTTAAAGTTCCATTCTTTTAGTTCTGGAATACCAACAGCACCAGTACCAGCAGGAATAATGTCTACAATGACTGTATCTTGATTGTAGAAGTTTCCTTCTTCAATCTTGGTAAATCCAGTAATTTCACCATCAGTATTGACGACTGCATCAAAACTAGCAAATCTTCCTCTTCCTGCTCTGTCTCTAATCTGAACAACAGGTGGTGAAGAATAGAACTCACCAGGATTATCAATAATTAGACTTGTTACTTTTCCATCAGTAACAACGGCTCTAACATCCGCCCCTCTACCAGAAGTAATAGTAATCTCAGGAGTTCTTGGGAAAACATCATCAGTATTTACAGTGATGCTCTCAACTACCTGTCCAGACAAGATTGCTCGCGCTTTGTTTGGTACACCATCGACTAAAACAAATGGTGGTTTGTTGTATCCTCTTCCCTGAATATCAACGGTAATTTTTTCTAACTTACCAAATCTAATACTGTCAGTATCTCTAAATCCATAGAAAGGAACACCATTTACTGCAATACCAACGTCTCTTTTTGGAGTCTTGTATACTTCAGTAGTTCTACTTGCTTGCTTTCTAATAATACGAAGTAACTTCTGATCTTGAATTGTCTGAGTGACAGTAGATCCATCTAGAATTTTATGTGATGGGAAACTAGAAGATGTGATATAATAGTATTGATCATCTGCAAAAATAGCAGAGACATCAGTAGATACTTGTTCTAGTGCAGTTTGAACTTCGGTTTGAGTCGGTGCAACAGGATCTGTCAGTTGATCAAAGAACCAACGTGGTTGATTTGTTCCTAGTTTAATAATTTTTGGATCATCAGTCTCAAATCCTGGTTTTGAAACTTGGATTTGATCTCCAGGTGTTGCATATGGTTGACCATCTTTAGGGAGAAGATTATATACTACACCAAGAGACAGTAGAGATACACTACCACTCTTCAGGAGAACGGGTTTGTATACTGGTGTATTTGCAGAATGAACTACAGCACCAGATGGTTGTCTGTTTTCGATAATAAACTGAGTTATAGTTTTTTCCTTAAAACTAATAATCTCAGTTCCAATAGTTACTGATCCAGGAGCTTCCCAACCAACTGTAGATTCTACGTTGATTCTATCTCCAGTAGAAGCAGTTCCTGTAAGGGTTTGTCTTAGTTTAGTCTTTGTAGATACAGCAAATTCGCCATTGACCGTCTCTGGTGCTAGGACAATGTTGTATATCTGCTCACCATCTGATGTACCGTCAGCATAGACGTTATCTACGGTAGCAGAAGCATATCCATATTCAGTGGTAGCAGATTGTTCTATTTTGAGTCCAATAAGACTCTTGGGGTCACCACTGATAACTTTCGCTTTTACAGCGTATACATTGATCCAATCAGCGTTGGATGCCTTGTATGTAAAATCTTTTGGTTTATATACTTCTGGTTTATTCTCAGCATCAGAAGTAACAATAGTATTAAAGATAAACTTGATAGAACTTGTAGTTCCTTTTGCTCTATAGAACTTAGAGATGTTCTTGATCAGAGTTCTCTTATCTACTTCACCCCTCAAATACTTTTGAGGAAATCCTGCTAGATACTGACTTTCAAAATTTCTAACAAGTGCATACAGGAAAAGGTTACTAACATTATAAACTCTCTGTCCTGCATTGTGAGATGCAGACTCTGTAGTCTCAAAATTGCTTGCTTCGTATAGATCACCTAGGGATGTATTGCCACTAACACCTCTAAAACAGTTCTGTAGTTCTGTATCTGTTCTGCTTTCGTAAAAGATGATCTCATCATCAATTCTTACATAACCATTTTTCTTTGGAAATGAAGTTGCGTCCTCAAGAGTAATAAAAGAAGATGACTCATTAATGCTGACAGCAAGAACATCGTTTTGCTTCAGTAGATTTTTTTCGTAGTAACTAATATCAGCATACTTTTGAATATTACTAAGAATATCCAAGGGACCACCCTGAACTTCCTGTGCTTCATAATACTTCGATACAAACTTACTGAATAGTTCGTATTCTGAAGAAATGAATTCTGGAAGCTGGGACTCAATCAGAGCAGAAATTCTCTTAGTCTTTACAGCAGGCATTTACTTACTCTTTGTATGCAGTGAACGAGGAATTCGCAACGTCAACGTCAAGATAGACCTCACGGACTGCCTTGATATCATTTGAAAGGGGCTTGACTCTTACGGAGATACGATTGTCGAAGAAGCTTCCTCTGATGATAGTCAGAGCATACATCTTCAGTTCACCTTTTACATAATCAATATCGCCAATATCGCTGTCAAGGACAACTTTTTCGCCAGATGCGCTATCTATTGTATATAGGACGATTTTGCCTGCCCTGTCTTCAACATAGACATCGAAATTAGGATACTCAGTAACCCTAAAGGCAGTAGACGAAAGAATAGGATCGTCGCACTCAGTGTCGAACGCATTTTGGAAACATAACTCATAATAGAATGTAGAATTGAGAGAAGGATAGAAGTCTTTTCTCATTGTGACTTCTGTTAAATTGGAATTGATGTTACGGTCTGCATCATCAATAACGCCAACTGCTTTACTGTATCTAAACTTACCGTTGAACTTTTCTGTATCAGAATTATCAAGATAGTTTTGTACAGCACCAATCACCTTGTCTCTAATCTGAGATGGTGTCTGATCAGTCGAAGATCCATTGTAATAGATCTTACTAGACAACTCAACAAACAAAATAGATGGATCAACAATCCTAGGTTCTACAGATGCAACAACATACTTCTCCAACTCAGCAACAATATTGTTCTTTGTCAAAGATGTCAAATAACTTGCGTCTTTTGGTTTCAGTGCAATGAATACTTTACCATACTCTGGTGGGTCCTGATCTTCGCCTCCAAAGATGATAATGTCACTAGTGGCAGGATATATCTTACGAACGATTGCTTCGTAGTCCTGGGCGGTTACAGCGCGGTCCTGAGCACCAAATGATTTGGGGGCGGTATACTTGATCTTCTTTATAGTTTCTAGTGCTTCTCCACCAGAAGCAGCAACGCTAGAATCAATACTTACACTTGTTTGTGGAGTAACACCATTGGGGTTCTCTAAAACACCACTGAATACAAATGTCTTGACACCATTGCTCTCAGCAGCATTTGTTGTAAGGTATGATACTTCAACACGAGAGTTGTTCTCTAATTTTCTACCAAGAACACCATCTCCTAATAGAATCTCATATCTTTCATCCTCAATCTCATCAAGGAAGAATACCTTAGATGTACTATCAACACCTAGGATATTGTCTGCTAATAGATATGGTTCATTAAAACTGCCACCACCTGGGTATACTCTTACTCTAATAGTAGTAGTATCAATATCTTCGTTATCGAGAATAAATCTCTGACTCTTGCTAGCACTATTGACAACAAATGTGTTTACTAGCAAAGATCCTTCTTTGATCTCTACATTCTCAAAGATTGCTGTATTGTTTGCTACTTGTGCAGTTACATCATCCTGAACGACATACTGATAAATGTTCTCATCATAAGAAGCAATAAATCCTGTTCCCTTCTTAAGAATTAGTTCTGTATCAGTTGTTGGATTGTCATATGTGACAGTAAAAGAGACATACGCAGTAGGAGCAGTAGCACTCTTGGGTCTGTACCCTAATTGCTTCGCTAACGATACTACGTTGTCTCTCAAGGTGGCAGATTCAATGAATAGTTCATTGACTGCCATATTGGCATTGAACGCCGTATAATAGGTATTATAGGCAAGGGTATCAATCAGCGTCGATAACGCAGATCCATCAAAGTCATAATCAGTAAAATCTGATTGTGATCTAAGATACTCTTTCAGAGCAATCTTGATATCTTCAAAGTCTAAGTTGGCAACCTGAGTATAAGGCATTATCGTGTACGCTCTAAGAAGAATTCTACAGTTACTGGTGTGTCTTTTCTACCAACAATACTATACGTCATTTCAACATCATAACCGTTGTTCATTTCATCAGGAATACAACGAATTGCATCTACTTCGATTCGTGGTTCATAGCGATTCAATACATCTCTAATTCTAGATGTAATCAAAGCACTAGTACCATAATCAAGTGGTTCAAATAACAAACTAGTCAAATCAGACCCTAAGTTAGGTTGAAATGGTCTTTCACCCTTAATTGTAAGAAGAAGAGCAGTGATAGATTGCGTAATAGCTGCCTTATCTTTCGCTACCACAATATCGTTGGTAACGGGATGCTTCTTGAAAGTAACACTCAGATCTTTGAATGTCTGGAAGTCAGGCATTTAGACACAGCAATAGGCTGTTTCTATTTATTCACTCGTGCCAACGCTCTACAAAATCATCAAATCCACCTGCGCCTCCACAAGGGCGTTCTAGACGGTCTTCGGGCATTGGGTATAGTTCTTCCTTCTTCTGTGCCCTACGCTTCCTCGCAGCAGCGTCTAAGAGTCTGTCACTATCTGTCTCAGTGATTAATGTCATACCTTCTTGAATAAATTCTTCACTTTTATCTACTGGAAATAGTCCCATTGAAAAAACCTCCCTAAAGTCTGTTTCCAGAACTTTTAGAGAGGTTGCTATCTCTAAGAATATTTATTTACCTTGACCGCGATACTTCTTCTTTGCTTTGTTACGAGAAGTTGCAGCGTACTTGGTATTCTTAGAACATCCTTGGCGAGTACACTTGGGCTTGCCCTCAATGAACACACCACCAGAGATGCCAATTTTTGCTTTTGCCATTAGTCGAATTCGGTTGAC